GCAGTCTTCATTCCCTGCATGATAGTACTTCCCTTAAATAGGTCAGACGCTTTTGAGGCATACTGTCCAAACTTAGAGACTTTAACAGTATCCCCAAATCCAGATAATATACTCTTACCTTTTCCTAATCCGCTCATTACACGGCTACCTGCTTTGGTACCTTTAAACCAATCAGTAGCACTAGACATAGCACCACCAAGCTTAGTGCCCTTTAGTAGTTTAGAGATACCGGATATTCCACTAACTCCCTTATCCCCAAATAGTCGGGACATAATAAAAGTACCAATACCTTTATTTACTAAAGAACCTGCAAAACCACCAACAGCACCAGCAGTACCCCAAGCCAAGGCTGGAAGAACTTTACCAACAACATTTCCGCCACGACGAGCACCATCGCCCGCGTTACTCATAGCAATTTTACCCCGTTGGTCAATAGATATTCTTAAGTCAATAGTAGAATTACCCTGAGTATTATATTGACGACGGATATGCTGGTTTCTGTTTCTACCCGTTTTCCTATCACGATTACGTTGCCGTTCAATATGAGACTTATTTAACTGACCTTTTTGTTCCATATTCACATAATTAAGTGCCTGTTTGTAAGATAACTTACCTCCAGACAACTGAGATAAGTTTGCCGCAGCAGCTTGTTTATCTCCACCAAAGTTATTAAGGTCATTCTTAATCATACTTCCTAATTTCCAAGGATGACTAGTAGCTTGAGTCATATCCCGGTACAATAAAGCAGAACCATGTACCCCAGCATATTTAGGATTATTTCCCCCAAATAGCATCCGTGATACAGGATTATTAAATCCTTGAGTAGCAATACTAGATAGCCCTGTATATGCAGAACCACCAGCAGCACCTTGCATAGTAGAACCATACTTAGCCTGCATACCTTGTACCGCAGCTAAGTCTCCAGCTTGTTTAGTAGTTACTCCATTGTTAACCTGGCTGTTAATAATACTGCTTAAAGCTTGTGCTTGCTGAGGAGACTTACCTGCCATACGTGACGAGTATACTTCTCCGGCAATTGTATTACTTAAATCAGCAGTATTGCTACCATTACTGATAGCTCCAGAGGTACCCAAAGCACTAATCAACGCATTGGCCTGACTAGTGCCCATTCCAGTAAAACGAGATAACTGACTTGTACTATTAGCCGCAGATACTCCCGCTGAAGTATTAGTATTACCCGTAGCATTCGTAAAGTTTCCAGCAAACTGTGCCATCTGTGTACCTGTATAGTCAGTACCGTTATTAATTCCTTTATTAGATAACTGACTGAGATACCTTACATCTGAACGATGTGCTATGTCTCCTGTACCATTAGCAATACTACCTAAAGTATCTGCATTGACACTGTTCTCTGCTTCCATACGGGACTGGTTTCCAGATTGAGAAGCACTTTTAAATCCGCTAATTGCCGTTGCAGTAGCACCAATTACTGCAGAAGGCATTCTCCGTTGCATCATACCCATAAATGAATTAGGGTCATATCCTACTGAAGTATTTCCACTCTCAGTAGAGGTGTCATACCTAGCTTTAGCTGAATTCAAGTTTTGTCTTGACTTTTTTAGCGTATCATTAAATGCCTTCAAATTAGCAATTGTTTGAGATAACTCTTTGTCTTCTTGCTCTAGCTTAGTTAAACGGTCAGCCTCTGCTTGACCATCACCAGAAACCTTTCCTTGACTGATACTCTGACGTAACTGGTCCATTTCAGAACCAATGTCTTGCTTTCGTCCATTAGCCCCTTCTAATTGAGAGCGAACATTCTCTTGCTGAGAAGTAATTCCTCCTAGAGCACTATTGTACTGCCCATTAAGCTCCTGATTTCGGTTATAAGTTACTTTACCCCGACTAATTGCAGTATCTACAGAGTCTGAATAATGTGTTGCGGAACGTGAGTAGTGAGTAACATCCCTTCGCATTCCACGCTGTTCTTCTTGTACCTGCTTTTTATCATTAGCCTGTGCATATCGGTCTTCACGGTTAGTTCCTTCTAAAAATATCTTACTTGGACGAACATGCATCCCAGATAAGTTTTGGTACATTTGACCATATTCACCAACAGGAGAAACTCTTCCACTACTACTTATTCCACTAGCATTAGCCTGACTGATACTACTGTGAAGCAAGTCAATTATTTGTTTAAGCTGATTTAATTCTGACGGACTTAATGCCCCAGACTCTCTAGCAGAACTATAGGCTCCTTCCAACTGACGAGATTGACTAGATACCTCTTTAGCTGCTTCAGAAGCAGAACCAGCCCCTCTGATAACCTTTGAGCTTTGACGGGAAGTCAAGGTGTTATGGTTATTAACACCTGCCTTATTTACTTTATCTACTGTATCATATAAGTCATTTATCTTCTTTTGGAGCTTATCGACATTTTCAATTGCCCGAGTTGTCTCAGCAGAGAAATTAAGTTTGACATCTTTTTCGTCATCTGCCACTTGTTTATCACCTACCTTATCTACTTGTTAAAGTACTTCTCTATTTTTTCTTGACGTTCTTTTTCTTTACGGCGCTTTTCTTCTTCCATACTACTCTTGCTATCTTTATTCTTAATACGACGGTCGTACTCTTTATCAATAATATGCTGTTCTCGTTGAAGTATCTTAGCAACATTTTCATTGCCAGACTCTTGTTCAATCCAGCTCTTAATATCATCAGAGTCCTGTAGAGAGTTTACAAATTCAGCATTAGAAGACTGCATAACATCTTTTTCATAACTTTCACTATCATCCTGGATATCAGCAGTAATTTCCTTACCTTCTGCTGCAGCTTTCTGCTCCTTAAAGTCTAGTTCCATATTTTGAATTACCCATTCCCGTTGAGCGACAGTTAACTTTTGTATATGCTCGTCATTAGGTAGCAACCCAAACTTGTCACATATTCTCCAAGTATTCCTAGAAGGAATGCTTCTGATTAGTCTTCGCATTCCCCCTGCTAAATCTACTTGGATTGGTAAAAACGGATTACTGCGTTTGCTTCTCACGAAAGGAGTTGGCCCAGGCCAAGTACTCCTCATATACATATAGCAGAATGACAACACGTGAATTTTCTTCAGGGTTCTTTAGCCAAGATGGAATTTGTTCAGCTAGTACCCTAAAAGTTGCATAAGCACGTTGAATCTCTAAGTCATCATCTGTTAACCACTTTGCCTGTCCATTAGTTAAAGCAACTAATTCCCCAGCAATTTTACCCTGAGCATCTCCATACCCAAACTTAATAACTACCTTAAAGTTAATTGCCTCTGGATTATCACCAGCAGGAAAAGTATAACTTTTAACGAATTTAGTATGGTCGCTATCATTTAGAATACTAGTAACAGCTGTCTGCTGCTTCTGAAACTTTTCTCCATCTTGTTCTGCTTTAAGATGGTCATTTTCATCTGCCAACATGTTGTTGGTACTTCTTAATTCATTTACTTCACTCTGCATATCAGCTAACTGTTTCATGATAGCTTCTGCATCAATAGTTGTTTCATTTGAAGACTTACCAGATTCTTTACTTGAATCTACGCTATTTTGTTCAGCCTGATGACGCTTTTTTAGTTCTTCAATTACTTGCTTATTATCTGTAGACATAATATATCTCCTTTTTGTGTTATACTTTTATTATACCATGCTTTCTCCCCCCTAATATAGAGCTACTAGTTGTATGTAGTACAAAAAAGCCCCTATCACTAGGGACTTAATTGTGGTAAAATTACAATGGGTTAGCTTCTGATATGTTAGTATCCTCACTGGAAGTATTAGCGTACAAGTAGTACATCCGTAAACTTTCACCAGTGATTTCATTAGCCCGATAGTTCTCAGTGTAAGTATCTGCTGAGCAACCATGATAGGCCATTGTTAACTTATTCGTTTGCTTATTTGTAACAAAGATATCTAAAATGTCCATTTGAAGAATATCTGCGCCAAAAGCAGCTAACTTTAAGCCAGAGAAATTCTTACCAATAGCCATACGATAACGTTCAAGAGTTACTGTACCCGTGTACTTAAGAAATACATGTTCTTGTGGCATAATGCTATCTAATTCGTATACCCCTTGAGTACCAAAGTCACGTTCACCCGTTAGTGATTGACACCGGCCAATCTTACGGGAAGCAACGCCAATAGTAATCATATTACCAGATTCAACTGTTTGTTTATCAATACTAGCCATTTACTATCCCTCCTCACTTGTTGCAGATGATACATTGTTGGAGGTAGTGGCACTGTACCGATTGTATGTCCCATATACCACCATGTTATCAATAGTTTGACTAGGGTCAACGGTAAATACAATGTAAACGTTGTCTCCATCAACACTAACAATAATACTATTTCGGTCATAAGTTACAATTAAACCAGAGGTAACTTGAGAGTCCAAGAAGGATGCAACACCTTCCTTAATTACATCGTCACTAGCCGTTGAAATGTTAGCGCCAATATAAGTGGTCTCTAGGTAGTGACGTAAGTCGTCAAATAAGAAGTCTTTAATTTCACCTAAAGAAATTCTCGTTTCATCTAATCGGTCATCTTCATTACTGGTATAAGTAGTGACATCTTGTACAAACCGATATTGAGCTTCTCCACCACGCCAAGCTACTCGTTCAATTCCAATAACACCATTAATGTTCAAACGGTCTAACTCGTCTTCAGAAAATACTTGGTCTAAGTTGTCCAAAGAAATGTACTTGTTGGTTAAGGCACCACCAATTTGAAGACTTGATTGTACCCCTGCTGCATAAGCAGCCATTAAGTAGCCTGGAATATGAACAGATACACCTTCAATGTTAGTGTAGTAACCACTATTAGCAATTAGTCCAATTCGTTCACTACGAAGAGCTACTTCACGAGAAATGGCTTCATCCGCTGATTCATTAAATCCGCCACCTACAAATGAACGATAATGATATCCATTCATTGACTGCTCATACAAAAATTCTTTAAGCTCAGCATGTACATTTTGTGCCGCAGTTAAAGGTACAATGTAGTAAGCGCCAGAACCAACTACATCTTGGAACTTATCTGCCCAGGATACTGGAACAGACCCATTAGTACCACCAGTTAATCCCTGGTTAACAAAGCTTGCAGGGAAAGGCTTACTTGCATCAGTAGATACCGTTACATACGTATCATATTGAAGAGTATTTTGAATATCTGCTAAATTAGCAGTTACAGTAAATCCATCTGAAGAAATACTAATAGGTGCTACTGAATCTAAGGATGCTGATGGCAAACTGGTATTACCAATAACTGTTACTGTAAAGCCAGGTACCAATGATAGGTCTTCCAAAATGTTGTATACATATGGGTAAGCCCCACTATTGATATCATATACCTTAACAGGTACATATGCAGTTCCACCAATAGTTGTCACATTAGCATCTGTATTACCAGATAACGTAACTGTTGCTGTTGTACTTGTAGTAGATACACCATCCACTGTTGGAACTGCTGAACTTGCACTTTCGTATACTGTTAAAGTAGAAGCTGTACCATCTGTATTTTTATCAATGGAAATAGCTGCAGAACTCTTGCCGGTACCATCAGAGTACTTAACAGAGAAAATCTGTCCTAGTCCATCGTATAATCGGTCGTAACCTTCTTTAGGCTGAGATACCTCAATCCGGTATGCACCAGAAA